GACGAGGCTCAGTTGGTCGGTCTGACTGACCCTGCGCCTATTGCCTACGAACTGCTTACACTCTCGTTCGTGCTCGACTGGTTCATTCCAGTTGGCTCTTACTTGGATGCTCGCGGTCTCGATAAGGCTCTCAACGCGACTTATGTCACGTCAAAGAAGGTCTACGAGATATCTACCGGTGCAAAAAACTCGGCAACCTCCCCTTATGTCTTTTCGACGGGGTTCTTGCATGAGCAGACTGCATTCGATCGGACTGTCTCTACGTCCCTCAATGTCCCTCTTCCAACGGTCAAACCGCTGGAGAAGGTGGCGACGTGGTCGCACGCAGCTTCGGCTGTTGCGCTCCTTGTAACTATGAAACCGTGGCGTAGTTAACCACTTGGACCAGGCTTGGTAACCTGGAGGAATCCTTTCTACCATTGATAATGGCAAACATCGCTAACATCACCGCCTTTGATGGCGCTTCGACTCCGGTCTCTCACATCCTTGTGGCTGAAGGCATTTCCCGTAAGGGCGATGTCCTGACCGCCACGTGGCGTGAGAAGATCCCCACCCTGCCCGATGAGGCGCAGGTCCGCGTTACTTTTGAGCTGACAAAGCTCAAGAGCGGCGTGGTGCGGGTCGAGAAACGTACCGTCGTTCCAGTCATGGAATCGATCAGCGGCCAGAACGCGAGCGGCTACACCGCTGCTCCAAAGGTCGCTTTTGAAGACACGGACGTGCACATCTTCTACGCCCATCCTCGGTCGACCGTCTTCAGTCGTCGTCTCTGCCGCCAATTGGCGCAGAACGTCGACCACAACGTTTCGACTTCGGTGGCGCCGGCGACCAGCGGGCCTTTGCCCGAACTGATCGATCAGCTTCTCATGCCCACCTAAATCGGCATGAAGAGCGATAGGCCCCCACAAGGGGCCTCCGTTAGAATCACGGCCCTATTGGGCTCCCTACTTTCCTCCTTAAAGGAAGTTTTATGCGCTTTACGCGATGGGATCAGTCTCTCTCCACGGAGGAGACAAACAGTGTCATCCATGACTTTGCCCTCTGGCATTGCGAACAGGCTGACGGCCGACAGGCGGTCGAGATCGCGGATCATATCCTCGGTCACGACTACAAAAGCCTCGTTGGATATCAGCTTAACCTCGAAGAACTTACTGCCCACCAGCTTATCCATCTCCGGCAAGCTCTCGCGTTCTACGCGAAGCGGGCCGACCTAGAGATTGGGGTTGACAAGCAGCA